CAGCAGTGGTAGTGCTAGTAGCGGCGGAACTAATTGCACCAGCACCAAATTTCACTCTAGTGTAAACAATGTTTAGACTAAAGGCACCTGCTTGTAGGGTTATGGCATTACGAGTTCTATCATCTATAGCGGCTGTGAATGTGGCAGCGGCAGTTAAAGCACTGGCAGCAGTTCTAGTTCTTGCGGCAGTAGCACTTGATGTCACTTGACTTGAAATTGCACAGGCAAATTGTTTTACCTTGAACGCAGTGGCTGAGAGTGTGGCTGTGGCTGTTAAACCAGCACTAACTCCTCTCAGTTTGTCTGCACTAGCATTAAGTGTAGCAGTTGAAGTCAGTGTTTCTGTCACACGGGCTGTTTTTTGTGCTGTGGTTGACTGTGTGCTTGATGCGGCCAGCGTGGCACCTAATACTAGAACTCTAGTGCCTGACACTGACACTGAGACATTTGATTGAACTGCTACGGTGTTTTCTATAACCGTGACTACTTCACAACTCAGTGTAAATCTTGCTTGAACACTGGGCAAGACCAATGCTTGAGTGGCTGCTATCTTTACTGTGTTGTCATTGGTCCATCCAACTCCAGTGTAGGGCGTAGTCAGTCTATTATAAAATATAGGTGTGGGCAAGCCTGTGGCTGTGCCTGTGGTGCCTAGATCAAATCGGCCATAAAATTTATTGACATCAAATTGTGCATCAGTGACACGGCCCATCCAAGCCTGTGCAAATGCACCATTAAAGGGTGCAGGATTAAAATCATAGCCCCCACTATCTCTAGCCAAATCTTGATAGCCTAGAACTAGACTACCTTGTAAAGTGTTTTGTTGTTGACTGCCAAAGCGTCCACACCAAATTAAATCGCCTGTGGCTTGGAATGCATCATCAGTGACACCTTGAGGAACACCGTCAACCCATAACAGCCAATTTTGAACTGGATAAGTGTCATTGGCAGGGTTAACTATACTTCTAAATAGATAGTGGTGCCATTCAGTGTCATTGGGTGCCACATTGGTCCAAGTGGCGCCTGGCTCATCTGGGTCAAAGTTAAATCTAAAGCGAATGTTGTTGCCTCTAAAGGCAATGGCTGCTTTGTTGTTGGTTCCGCCAACATCCACTGTGCTGGTAGCAATGGTTTCAAAGTAATTGGTTCTTGACTCTCGCTTGATCCAAACGCCAAATGTCCAATTGGGATCTCTAATGGCAAAATCACCAGGACTAGGAAATTGTGTTTGATCAAAATCCAACACCTGTGGGTAATAACCAGGTGATACGCTGGTGGCAGCACCTGTTAGACTATTAACTGGGAACTGGCGGAGAACACCAGTCAACGCACTCACTGTGAAACTTGCAGTTAGTCCAGCACCATTGCTCACACTGGCTACCGCTGTAATCACAGGCGCAAATGCTGAAGTCAAACCCAGTGTAATACGGGCTGTTTTTATTGTGGCAGTGGTTTGAGTTGCTGTGCTGACAAAAGATTGAACGGTTGTTCTAGTTCTTTGTGCTGATGCTGTGAATGTTGACTGTGATGTAAGTGCTGTTGCTGTCTGTGTGGTTTTAGTTGCAATCGTTGTGACCGTTGCAGCCACAGCAATTGATGAGGTTAAGGCTCTTATTCTTGCTGCCTGTGCAGACAAGTTGGCAATGGTAGTGAGTGCTACAGAACTTCTTGCAGTTTTCACACTCACAGTGGCTACACTAACACTAGATGTCAAACTAGGTTCTACACGGGCAGTTTTTATTATAGTAGCAGTCTGAGTAAATGCTGATGTTAAACTGGCACTGGCAAACTGACTACGACCCGCTAGACCTGTAAATGTAAATTGACCTGTAAAGGCAGCGGCAAACTCTTGAAATGTCTGTCTGGTTAGGCTACCTGTTAGGGTAAATGCACCACCCCTATCTTCAAAGAAGCCTTGATCTAGATAGCCTTCTGCAATGTAGGGTGTAAATCCCACAATGACATCAGCAGTATACACAAAGTAATTGCCTTCATAGTAGCCATCTAAGAAGTAGAGTTGATCCATTATGAATCCTTAAACTGGTCTCTTGCCGTTGTCGTCTGTGAATACTGTGGCTGCATTAGTGCCATCTGCGTGAATCAACAATAGGGTGTTTGCATCATTTTGGAATGGTGCAGTTGCAGGAGTAAAGTTGGCAGTATAACGAGCTGAGTTTGAGATGCGAATTTCATCTTGGAAATGACTGGAACTATTAGCACCAAAGTCTGGACTGTTAGCAGTTCCAATAGCCAGAGTCAATTGACTGGCAAAAGTGCTACTACTGCTATAGGTTCCAACGCTGGTTCCATTTTTGTATAATGTAAAGGTGCTACCACTTCTAACCAATGCACAATGCGTCCAAGTGTTTGTTGATATCGTGCCTGATTCCTGAATCAGCATACCACCGCCTGCATACCAACTTAGTTTCTGACTTACTTGTAATAGGTTTAGAGCAAAACTATTACCACCATTTCTTGAATCAATGTATGTGGCATTGCTAGTGCTGGTTTGATAGAACCAAAACTCAACAGTTAAATCTCCAGACAGTGCCCAGGTAGAGGAAGTGTCTCCATAGACTGCTAGATAGTTAGTTCCACTAAATGAAGCACTTGTGCTACCAAACTTTGATTGTGTAGTTGATGTTGAGGCACCGCTAGAAACAATGCCTCTAGCGGCACGGCCTTCACCCACATCATCACGGAAATCTGTTGAACCATTGGTTCCATCCATGTGCAACAACAATAAAGTATTGGCATCATTAACATGGGGTGCAGTGGGTGCTGTAAAGTTGGCAGTATAGCGAGCAGAGTTGCTTACACGCAGGTCGTCTAGATAGCCAACCAATTTCTGAGTGTTTGCATCAACATTATAGCCAATACCAAAATCACTGACACCTGTTAGGTTTTGTGTGTTAGTGGAATTTGAAGTGGTAGTGACCTGTGTGCCATCCTTGAAAAATCTTATAGTTCCGCTTGAACGAGTCACTGCTATATGATACCAAACACCTGTGGTGAATAATCCAGTTGTTGATGCTGTATTACTTGTGACAGCATTATTAAGTTGTAAGACCATACTCTGAGTGGAGCCAGTGCCAATGGTTCCTAAAACATAAAATAAACTCACATAAGGATTTTGCCATTGTCCAAAGATTTGATTGTATTGACCTGAGGCTTCTGATCCTGTAAACCTAACCCAAGTTTCTATTGTGAAATCACCTGTGCCCACACTTAGATCACTAGCATAAGCACCTCTTAGTGCAGTGGTATTAGTAGTGCCTGTTAGATCTAAACTAGCACCACCAAATTTTGATTGTGTAGTAGAAATACTTCCATTACCTAGTCTTCTAATGGCCTTAGGTCCGCGGACACCGTTGTCATCTTCAAAGAATGTAGAAGCGTCTGTGCCGTCAGCGTGTATCAACAGCAGGGTGTTGGCATCATTGACAAATGGTGTGGTGCTTGGTGTGAATGTTGTGGTATAACGAGCAGTATCTGAAATACGCACTTCATCTATATAACCAATAATACCTTTGGCAGTATTACCACTATATGTTCCAATATATTGTGTTCCAGTGCCAGTCCAGTCAACAGTTCCTGAACGATTTGCCCAAGATTGTGCCCCACTACCATCATCTGTGGCAGAACCGCAGTCTGTGCCATTAAAAAATACCTTGTAGTCAGCTGAGGAACGAACTATGGCAATATGATACCAAGTGTTAGTGGACATTGTGCTACCAAACAAAAAACCACCAAAAGTATTGTTCACTGCCAACTGAATACCATCACTCCACATCAGTATATAACTATTAGCACTTTCACCTGTCCACGCCATTTGCCAACCTGCTCCAGAACGGGCGGCTGGCAATGTGGTAAAGCGTATGAAAAATTCTATAGTGAATGCACCTGAGCCTACTGATAGATTACTTGTGGTAAGATAATCACCAGTGCCATCAAATAGGGCACTTGAACCACCAAATTTTGATTGTGCAGTAGATACCTGTGCATTGCCTACAGCAGTGATGCCTTTCTTTGCACGAATGACTTCAGCAGCCGCAGTGACAAATGAAGCACCAACCATTGAACATAGGATACTCATTAGGTTATACTTCCTGTTAGGATTGCCACTGTTGAACTTATGAATAAAATATTGCAAACACCACGGGTGGCTAAACTTACTGATGTCTTGTTAGTGTTAGTGCCTGAAATATAAGCATTGGTTGTAGACAAGGTAATTGTGATAGCGGCTGTGTGATTGTTGTAAACAACAACAACATCGCCTGCGGCAAATGTTGAGTTAGGAACAGTGATTGAACCACCTGAACCAACCTGCACAAATTCTGCTCTATCACTGGTAGTCAATGTGTATGAACTGGTCTTTTCTGATCCAGCACTTGGTATGCTTCTAAAGCCTACACTATTAGTGCCGTCTGCTGTGCAACTTGATAGATTGCCTGAACTAGGTGTTCCTAATGCTGGAGTGACTAATGTTGGTGAAGTAGCAAATACTAGACTGCCTGTGCCTGTTTCATCTGTGATTGCTGAAATAAGGTTAGCACTTGATGGTGTGCCTAAGAATGTGGCCACCCCTGTGCCTAGTCCTGATACACCTGTGCCAATTGGCAATCCAGTGGCGTTGGTCAATGTGCCTGAACTTGGTGTGCCTAGGGCACCACCACTTGTCAATGGCGTTGCTCCATTGCTGGCACTTGTTAAACGGCCTTGTGCATCTACAGTCAATGAAGCATAGGTGTATGAACCTGCTGTGACTGCGGTGTTGTCCAAGTTCAATGTCACAGTCTTGGTGGTCATTGCTGATGTTAAACCAGTTCCGCCTGAAACGGTAATGGTGTCGTTTAGGTCGATAGCCTGACTGGTGCCGCCATCGCCTGCAACGGTTAGGGTTGCATTTTGTAAGTTGGTAAAGTTTGCATCGCCTTCAACGAAAGTGAGTGCTGAGCCTTTGCCTGCTCTTGTGACGATTACTGGCTTAGCCATAGTATTATCCTTTTGTAAGTAAAATGAGGGTGCTAGAAACTAACACCCTCAGAGGCCTATTAGGCTAGAGCAACGGTTAAGTTGCCTTGTGATACTTGGAAAGTATCGCCAGTGTCAATAGTTTTTGCAGTTGTGACTGCACCGTAGAATAATACATTACCACTAGTGGAAGCATCCATCACAGCGATGTGAGAGATTGATCCCCAACTTGCACCAGCAGTTGCGAATGTCACTGTGGCTGAACTTGCAGAACTTGTGGTTCCACCTGCGGCTGTGGCAGCATCAAATGCAATGGGTCTACGAGCATAAAGTGAGCCACCACCAGTGCTGATTTCATCAGTCAATGTGCCTGCTTCTAGGTTGGTTGCGGCATTGCCACTTGTGTTCGTGAACAATGCAAGATATAAAGTTGTGCTAGATGTGAATGCACTGGCATTGTAAGGTGTGACTCTCAATGCGTGGTCTAGTAGTTTGGCTTCTAAAAAATTTGAGGCTGCGGACATATTGGTCTCCTGTTTGAAATATGTTGTCTTTGTGCAGACAACATATGGTTGTCTGGTGTCCTAGTGGACTACAACTATTTATAGAAAACTTTCAAAACGCCTAAAAAACTTTAGAATTTAGTGGAGATCAACCCAAGCACCGCTGGCATACACTCTTAACTTGTTGGTGGTGGTGTTAAAGATAACCATACCACTAACACCTGTAAGTGCATTTTGTTCTGTGGTAGTATAATTTTTAAAAACTACCTGTTTTCCAAATTGCACATTGCCACTCACACTGGTAATGTTGTAGCCTCCTACATCTAGGTCAGCCCCAAGATGTAGGCCATCTGTGGCATCTGTTAACAGAGCTGGACTGTTGTTGACCCTGGTGTTGCCATTTGCTAGATCATAGTAGGCAAATTGATATTGATCACCTGCTTGAATTGTGCCTCCTCCACCTGTGCCATTGGCTGCGGCAGTAATACGCCCTTGTGCATCCACAGTGATATTGGCAGAAGTATATGAGCCTGCTGTGACTGCGGTGTTGTCTAGATTTAGTGTTATTGTAGAACCTGCGACACTAGAAGTTAAAGCAACGCCTCCTGCCACGGTAAGAGTGTCATTTAGATCTAGTGTTTTGCTACCGCTATCACCTGTGATAGTGATAGTGGCATCTTTGACATTGGTAAAATTGGTGTCTAGTTCTGCATAGGTCAGTGCGGCACCTTTGGTGCTTCTTAATGTGATTGCGGGCTTGGCCATTATCTTATATCCTTTAGTTTTTCAGTCATTGTTGAGATCATGTCACTCATCAATATTTGGTTTGCCTTGTTGGCATTGTTTAAGCCCATGGTGAGTGCATCAATGGCATGACCTTGATCTTCTACCAATTTGGCCATGCTGTTATGTGCCTTTATCAAATTGGCTAGATTAAGATCCAACTGTGTGGTCTTGTTATTGAGTATTTGAAGTGCATCGTATGGTGAGAAATTGGGATCAAACATTTTTTACACTCTCCCTTTTGCGTTTTCTTTCAGCAAATTTGCCAACCTTGTCTCTTGAACACAATTGATAGTGTTCTAGTCTAGTGACTATTTGCACATTGTCTAGGTGCCAATCTTGATCATAGTCTAGACGCACTAGGCAGTATTGATCGTTGGAGCGACCCTTGTTTAGGTAGCGATCATTAGTGCGCCAAATGGCAATGTAGTCATCTTCCGAAATAGTCCATTCTTGGCCCATATAATAAGCCTGTGCTCTGGCTCGCATACAGTCCATAAACAATTTGTTATCCACTGGATCTGGGTATCTACGGCAATGTGGTCTTGGTCCTGTTCTTGGCATGATGTATTTATTCTCCGCTGGTATAGGTGGTTATTGAAAAGAGGGCTAGGATTAATTGAAAATGTTCAGTGGCATCATAAAAGATGAATTCGTCTTGCATGGGGTTCGACCATTCACGACATTCAATGTGCGTTTTGATTTGTTCAAATTCTTCATCTGACATGGTGCATAATAGTTTCATTTTAGTGCCCTCTTCTGTGCCCAGGTAAGAGGTCTTTGAGTTTTTTCATATTTGGGATTTTGCCAAAGATATGTGGACTTTACACCCATCTTGGTTTGTTTGTCAGTGATGTTGGTATTGAATAAATCAAATGGCAAAACAAAATCATAAATTTTAACCACACCACTCCAACCTTCGCCATCATACCAAACTGAGGCATATGAGTAAGGTTCTACTTGTATCTTGCTTATGCCGTTGCCCCAATTGTTTTGATTTAGATGGAACTTGCCAAAGTAGGGTTTGTTATCTACTCCTAGTTGTTTGACATAGACACGCATTTCATTGTGGAAATCAATTAGGTCATCTTTAGTGCCAGGTGCTGTGTATCTACGAAAGGAACGACCATCTTTGGTTAATGGTGCAATAAACTCAGGACTGGTTTTTGTATCTTCGTCTTTTAGGTTTACTCTAACTGCAATTTTATATCGTTGTTTGGCAGTTTCTCCATTATCAAAGAATGTAATTACCGCCCGCTCTATCATTGATTTGCTTAGGATTGGTGTTGGCGCTAATTCAAGTGGTGTAATTGAGGCTTGCGCCTCCTGGATTGGCAGGAAGTCAGAAACAAGTGTTTCACTTGGCGAAGCCACTGAACTAGACGAAGTCGACCCATTGGACTTTGTTGTTCTTTGTTCTTCTTTATTAAACTTTGTTATCATATATTATCCTTTATTATAATAATCAACACCATTGGCGGCAATTATTTCTGTATCTTTGTTGCTTAACCACTGAATATGCACATTGCATTCAACACATCTCAATGCCGCATAGTGTTTGCTGTTGGGTTTGGTTAGATGTATTTTCACAGAGTGCGTGTCGTGTTTGGTCAGTTTGGTAATCATTCAAATAAATCTCCAAACTTGTCGCTGTCTTTTTTGCGATCCTCTTCAGCCCAAAACTTTTGTGCATCTACCAGCACTTCATCCAATGTGTCAGTTTCCCATTCAATGATAGGCTGGCTGTCAGCATTGATAATTGTCTGTCCTTTTTTAGTAGACTTTGCAGTGGTGTTGAGATTGCGTAGAACGAATCCGTGTGTGGTGTTGCGTGTGATGTGTTGCCAATTGGCAGCATTGCGATTGGGTGAGTCTATGTAAGTCACATACTCTCTACGGTCCTTGACACCTACCATAATGATAGTAGTCATTTCAGTGCCGTATTTTTGACTGTGCCCTTGTCGTTGCTCCAGCACGATATAAGGTTGTTTGATTGCCATTAGTTTTCTCCTTTGTCTGACTAATGTATTTAGTCTACACTCTAAATAACCCCTTGTCAATAGAAAAAGTAGTCAAACGAAAGCCCCACGGAAGGGGCTTTCTAACAGAGCAATTTGGGTTATGTAATGGCAATAACTTTCACCCAATTTTTATATGCCAGCCTGACAATCTATTATGGAGAATAGTGCTCTGCTAAAATTATTTAGCAAGATCTTTTTTAGCCTGTTTATTTCTGAGAGAAAATTGACTCTTTGCCCAATTTAGGTAGACCTGACAAGCAGGACCTTGTGGTAGTGTAAACTCACCTGTGTTGGGATCCTTGTATTTGTTGCAGGTCAAACAACGATCTCTGCGATGTGCAATGTGATTGGGCACGGCTTTGTAGAATTTAATTTCCATTTGTCTACCATTCTCACAATGAGCACCGCAGTCTTCACAGTCTATGGGTTTGATATGTAGTTTAACCAATTCAGGAGCATGAGTGGGATTGATGCCTTGAAAGAGGTCCAAAAACACTTCTTCGTGTTCTTCTTGATACTGTTCTTCTTTTGTGGGGCGACCCTTGCCTCTGGCTTTTTGTTTAGATATTTTGATTTCACTGGCTGAAAGTTTGGGCATACGAAACTCTGCCACTTCTGACAGTTTGAGATTGAGTTGTTCTTTGGTTAGCATGCCAATATTTAAAATATGGCTCTTAAATGCCCCTCAAATGTGAGCGGGACTGGTGCTAGTATGTCTAGGCGTATAAAACGCAAATTCACATTTTGAGCCACAAAAAAACCGTGTTGCTGATGTCGCAAACACGGCTTTTTTTCAGTGTTTTGGATAGATGAGTCTTAAATCTTTTGCACGAACTCTACCAGTGCTGGTAAAACCACTGCACCTACCAACAATAACAATATGGCCCACACTCTGGTATCCATTTTCTCCACCTTCTTCTCTACACGATCAATATCCTCAGCCATATGAGCCAAGTGATTGCTTTTGATTATTTCAATTTCTTTGGCAAGCTCTTTTAGTGTCATTTTAAGGCACCGCCGTTGCAGTTAGAGTAAACGCGGATGCTAATGCGGCTGCACTTGGTCCAACCTGTGTGCCCAATCTAACAATGCGCCAATTGGTGCCATTGTAAACTGCTAGGCAGGGTCTGCCACCATCACCATCTGTTAGATAAACAACATCACCTGATGTTGGTGAAGTGGTGCCTGCTATTGAACCCAACTGCACAAATTGGATCTGTCGCATACGCAGAACATTACGCAGACTAATAATGCCGTTGGTTGGCGACAAGGTTTGATCGCCAGTGACTGAAATGGTTCCTGGAATAAAACTAGTAGATACTTTACCACCACCGTCTAGAGCGAGGACACCATTGGCAGCATTCACTGAAGCAATCAGTTGATTTACTGCTACGATTAGATTGTAGATATCACCACGGGCTAGGCTGGGATCATCATCCGGGCTGTCCACATTGTCTGTTGATATTACTGTTCCTGTTGGAAATGTCATTGTTTGTTCCTCTCAATATTTATTAGTGTTATTTGATAACCAATAGATTACCGCCTGCCATCACCTGTCTTGGCAAACCCTTCAGTGAAATATCCACAATGCCGTCTCTAGGTTGATTGTCTATGCCGTAAAGTGCAAAACTAGCACCAAATGATGCGGCAAAGTAATCAGTGGCTATGTAATCAGTGGCGATGTAAACGCCACCTGCTGCCTTGCTGACCACAATGGGTATCAACAAGGTGCTGGTTGCTGTGTTGCTGACATAAAGATCCACTGCATAGGCAGTTGGGGCTCTAGGTGTTATAACCATTTCAGTGATTAGACTAATTGGGTTGTCCAAGTTCAGTGTTCTTAATGAACTAGAACCACTAAGAGTGGCTGTGTTTAGATCTCTATAGGTAAACTCCACCACCTCTTTGTCTGTGGTAATCTGCATCTTGCTAAGTTCTAGTCCTGAACACTCCGCAGTCACATACAGGAATCTACCATAGAAAGCGGCAATGTTGCTATCTCCGTCTTGAATTAGATATTCAGTTTCTTCGCCTGCAAACGCACCTGTTTCACTAACATAGATTCTATAGAACACGCTGCCTTCAAATTCACTTGAAATGGCAATGTTGAAATAGGCCACCTCACCTGTGTCTATTAGACTGCTGGTCCAGCGTATGGGCAAGAATGTGTTTACATAGGAATTAAATGTTGACCACTTGCTGCCTAGCAAACTGCCCCAACGAGCCTGACCCTGTGCTTTGATTGTGTTTGACAGAGGATCTAGAATACCCTGTGAGTAGGGTATAAAGCCTGTGACTGGAATGAATGTAAATGCTGATGACACTGCCGCTGTGGCCAGCGTTTTGCCGCCTCTGGCTTGACAGGTTAATGTTGCTAGGGTTTGTAGTGCGGCTGCGCCTGTTTGAGTTGCCATATTGTTTCCTTAATATACCGTGTCGCCGTCAGGGCCACTCAATCTTATCCAACTAGCTGAAGGTGTTGAATATGAAGGTCTAAAGGGTGCGCCACTAAATCCATAATGTCCACCTGCACGACCTCCTGGCACTACCAAATTGCTTAGGCTAATACTGGTTATGGCTTCATTGAGATTTCTACCATAGCCTGCAACAAAGGTATTATAATCACTTAGGTTATGCACTGCCAATTTAGATACATTACCTGAAACAAAGCCATCTTTTTCATATGTGTATTCTGCTCCATCTCCTGCTGTGTTAAAGTCTGTGAGGTATGCGGCTTTGGCGCTGAGCACTCCAACATCTTTAATGGCCAATAAGAATTCTACCTTTGTGACATTAGTGGCTACAGAAAAATTGGTATTGCCAGCACCATAGTAGGGATAGACTGAATTGATAACAGGTTGTCCTGCTGTAGGCCAATTGCCGCTAGGACCGTATCCACTATCATACAGAGTTTTACCTGCCTGAAGTTCATAGTAAGGATCAAATAATTCTGGATGCAAAGGCCCACGCAGATTTAGAGTATAAACACCATTGGCCTTGGTCATTGATGTTCTAGGTATTTCAACCTTTTCCCAAGCACCTAGTCCATAATATTTTGCCACACCTGCTTGTGTGCCATCGGCTGCTGTTCTATTAAACAATCTACGATAAACGGTGACATTGTCAAATGTGTCATTAGGAGTGGTAAATGTCAACTTATAGTAGGTGGCCAATTTGATAGCAGTCACTTGTCCTGAGACTTTTGTTGCACTGGCTTCTACCTGACGAGCACTGGTAGAAACTATCTGTGTGCCACCACTGGCCAATCCACCATACACATCAAATTGTTTAGTCTGACGCTTGATGTAAGTTCTCAGACCTGGTGTTGGTGTTGCGGCAAATGGAGCGTCTAGTGCATCAAGTGCTGTCTTGGTATTTTGAGTTATAAAATCAAAAACATTGTTCATTAGATCAGTGTATTGCAATCTAATATTGACAGGCACAACGGCACGGCATACTAGGCTGTTGTCGCTGTCCAGTGTGCTGGCTGTTATTGGATCCCAATATTGTGCAGTCACTACCCAGTCATAATAAGTGTTTAATCTAAAGCCACCATCTATCAACTCATAGTAAATTAAGCCGTCAACTTCGCGAATGGCAGCACCTACTTCCACAGTGGTAAAGCCAGGATCAGTTCCAGGAACTATTTCACGGAAACGAATCTTAAAGCCCATGAACTTGGTGCTCTGAGGAGCCCTAAATTCCCAACCAAGTCTACTCAAGGTATTACTTAGAGGAATAATTCTCACAATACTAGGCACAATCTCACTGCCTTGTTTAGGACCTTGTGGTGCTTGATCCAGAGTTGGAATTGTCCAACCTGCAGGAATGTCTATGTATCTTACACTGGCATTGGCATATGGATTTGTGCCGTAGATAATAAAACCTGTAAATGTTCTATCTACTTGATAAAATTCAACTTGACCCTGTCCAGGTGCTAGATATTTGGTAGCATTGCCACCATCTTTGTAAATTAACTTGACCACAAAGTCATAGCGCCCTAGTCCAGCAAAGCGAGCACCAAAGTCTCCAAGTAGGTTAAATTCAATTTGGTTGTAAGGTGAATATCCAGGAATGTCAGCAAAGACTTTTTCTTCAAAGGCATAATAGGTATCTGCAGAATTTTTGTAATAGATACGAACACCTTTAATCAAATCGTTTGGAGTTTGATTGATTGTGTCAACCAATTGTGTCATACGCACTGAAACCTTTCTACGAACCAGAGGTTGTCCGCCACTGGTCTGTGGTAATATGGCAAAGTCATAAATGTAGTCGTTGTAGCGGGGGTTTGCATCTACACGACTTGGTGTTGGAACCCAACCTTCTGTGACTGTTTGAACTTGCACAACATTGGCAATGCCTGTTAGACTAGGATTTAGTTCACCTGTATTCTGTCTGAATACAATCTGACCCTGCACCACACGATTACTGGCTCTACCATCTGTGGCAAATGATCTCACATAAAAATCAAACAGGCCAAATGTGCAGACAAAACTCACAGGAATGTCTCCGCCTACACCTGGAATCTGTGTTAAACGGATTTCTTGCCAAGCACTGAAAGCATTCAGTCTCCAGTAGAATATTGAATAACTGTAGAGTCCATCATTGGGCTGTGTAAACACCAAATTGTAAGAATAGGTATTGCTGACTATGAGTGTGGCTCTACTTGACTTCAAGGTCAAGAAGGCAGCAAACGGTGCAGGTGGAGCCACTGGCACAGGTGTGCTATCAGCAGGATCAGTAGGTGTCACAGGAGTTCCCCCTGGTGGCACATATGGTGTCACGGGTTGGAATGGTGGAGGTGGAACCTGTGGAGGCAAGTTGGGTGGCACTACTGGTGGAAACGGTGCAGAATTAGGTGGCACCAAACCAATAGGCGCTGTTCTGTTCACACTGGATGGATAATAGATGTCACTGCCCTTTGGCACATAAACTGCATCTACCATATCCTCTTCATTGTAGCGGGCGTGTGGGTAAATGTCATCTGGATTTCTAACTAGGCCCAATGTCACAGTCATGTTGTCATTGAGTTTTACTGATACTACACGCCAAGGAACTATTAGCGTTCCTGTGTTAAAGTTTAGAATGTTGCCTTCAACACGAATGTTGTCACCTGGCTCCAGTTCCATACCTTCACCAGTCACCGTGATTGAGCATGTTTCTTGTCTGCGTGATTTCAAGAACAACAATTTGGCCATGTCTTTGGCAATGGCATAGTTGGTAATAGTAGGGAATGTGGCTTCTAGTTTGTTTTCTCTACCACCGTCTTTGATCACATATTCTTGACGCTCTTCTTCTCCTTCAGGCCATACCACCTGTTGCGGACTCCACTTCTGATCTGGATCCACATAGTTTACCACCACTGAAGTATACTTGTTGCTCTTGTCAATGCCTGTGTAGGTGATGTCGCCCACAATGTCGCAGACATTGCCTACAAATTGATCTTTGGGGTAAGGCTTTGTGGTAGCAGTCATAACCACTTGTGCCACGCCACTTAGAATGTCTAGTTCATTGCCAGCATCTTCAATACGCAGTTTGTATTTGCCCTGCACATAGGGCATATAGGCTCTGAAACCCATCAGCAGAGTTTTGGTGTTGGACAATATGGTCTGACTGGTATCTAGCACAAAGTTTGAAGTCAGGATAGGCCCTGCATAACTCTGTCCTGTGATATAATTCACAATGGTATTACACTTGTTGGTGCTCTTGATCCAACTATCAAAATCTATGTCATCATTGCTTAAACCCTTGCCATAGCGTGGATTGCGTAGATAGTCTAGCAATATCTCTGCTGGGTTTGTGGAATAACGCACTGGTGCAGAGTCATATGTAAAACTGCTGGTCTGGCTGTTGATAGGTGCCACACGCTTGCCCAACATACACACTTGAATCTGTGGAATATTGCCTGTGAATGGATTGTTGTCAGCATCTGCTTGAGTTTTGATTTCACGCCATTCATAACGAACTGCCAATGCTGCCAATCCGTTGAAGTTCATTGAACTAGTGAAACTAGGTGCTGGTCCAAATAGATTGTTTTTAAGATAGGTGCCTACAGGACTTGATGCAGGGTTTGCATAGTAAACACCTGGAGTATAGATCATTGTGACTCTGTCTTTGTATCTGTCAGTGTTCACAGTGACTAATTGTCCTGCATTGAGGTTGGCAGTGAGTGCCACAGGCAATTGCCAGTCATCAATGAATACTTCACGAAGTCCTTCTACCACTCCTTCTGCAAACACATAGATCACATAGAGATATTTGTTGTTGTCACTACCTGTTTCAGCAAATGCCACTGTGCCGCCAACCTTGCGATAGCCATAGACAACAGGTATCTGTTGATCACTGCCTTCACGCTGTAATAGAACACCTTGCTGTCGTGCGGCCTCAGCCTGAGCAGAGGGTATGTCAGGCATACCTCCCAGCATACCCATAAATGGTTGTGCCACAAAGTTTACAACTGAGGCAACAACATTGACAACGGCCTTGACTACACTTGAAACTACATTGACAACTGCCTTGACAACTGAAGTGACTGCATTGCCAATGGCTTTAAAGACCTTACTCATTGATCAACTCCTTGTTCATCCATACACCTGGCTTGAAGTCAAAGTGTTCATAAAGTTTTTGTGTGCGTTCAGGATTGATACCAATGTCACCTGCTGTGATGTTGCTGGCTTTAATGGTTCGTGCCCACTCCTCAAATTTCACCATTAATTGACGGAAATTGTCCATATTTTTGTGTGAATCCAGCATGAATATGAAGGCAATATTGGCATCTATGATTTCACTATTCCAAGGGCATTCTGAAGCATAACCTGCAATGAATCCAACCACTCTGGTGCCTTCATAGGCATTGAACCAACAATGGTCCCACTTGGTGGCAAAGTTCTTGATAGTCTTCAATACTGAATTCTCATCATACTCTTCTGCAATGCGAGGCAATGACTCAATGGCTTCATCACGATAGTATTGAAAGCAGATGATGGTGCTGTCAAACTCTTGAGGTTGCATCTGTCTAACAATCATAGTCTGCCCCATTTGAATTCTGTTTGTCCAACCCAACCTGCTTTGTCAAAACACATATCACCTTTGACTCCTTGGTAAAACCAATTGCTCCAATTGTTGGTCTTGCGTCCTGCTGTTCTTTCAAAGTCTGAAAATAGACTGGAGCAGTCTATACTGATTTGACATGACTTTTCACTTTCAACCACGGCATAGTTATAGATCACACCGTCAAACATCAAGATAGGTGCTGCCGCTAGTTGCAATGCACCAGTGCCACCTGCACCAAAGTTCAAGAAGGCCTTGTAGATAACCACACGCTTGCCTTCAACTTCATTTTCCATTAGATACTGCACTGATGTTCTATCCACGCCACTTAGGAATATGGAGAACTTGCCAACCTTGACATCAAAGTCTTCTTGTAGTGATGAGAAGCCAATAAAATTGCCCTGTGCGGTGTAGACATTGGTGCCTGCCGTAGGAGCAGTGGCGCTATCAAAACTTAAGTCAGCACCACCACTACACAAATAGATTGGTAGGTTAGCACCAGCATTAGTTTTTAGATGCAGTTCAACGCAGTCTATTGCAATGGTATGACTGCGATAGTATTCATCACGATTGGCAGTTGATGAGAATGATTTCATTAGAACACTTCTCTCATTGCGATGCTCATTGAAGTGATGCCGCCTATGCCTGTGTCAAATTCCTGCACATCTTCTGCTAGAATAGCAGTAAATGGCACGGCTGTGATTGTGAGATTGGTTGATGCTGGAACTGCGGCTATCAATGGGCAAGTAAAGAATAGAGTGGCTGTGCCACCACTATTTGAAATACATGGTGCCACACACATATAGACCTTTGAGTGATTGTTGAATTTAAAATAATCACCTGCTGCCAATACCGTCTTGGTATTACCACAATTGGTTAGTGATACCTGTTTTGCTCCTAGTGCGCCTGTGGCTGATGTTCTCACAGTGGTAGAAGGTGGAGTTAATGATTTTGAATAACTTAATTTAGGCAATATGATTTCAAAACTAAATGTCTGTCCCAGTGCCTGTCCTAGAAAGCCTGTGACTGTGCCTGCATCAATGGCTTCCATCTGTGGATATTTTACTTCCCAAGTATAATAACTTACGCCCAATCCAATGCGTCGCATCTTGCCACTTAAACTGGTTGATGTCTGTGCAGGTGTCACCGTCTTGAAATTGATACTGGTAAAACTTGGGTATGTGGGGTATTGACTACCTGTAATGTCAGCCATTATACAATGCTCCTTTGTCCTCGCTCTAACATAGCGTCAGAGATAATTTGTTGTATCACACCTTTGCGACTTGATAACAATTGATCAAAGCCCTGTGTGTCATTTGCGATAATAGTAAAATTTATATTAGTTGGCGCACTAGATCCTAGATCCTGGTTGCGTGTTATGCTTCCAGTGGTGTTAGGTGTAAACAATTCAGGACCATTCTCACCAACCATATAGGGTGTGCCACCCATAACAGGTCCACCCAACTGGCGTCCTGAGTATTGTTGATTCTTGATTGCTGCCACATTGGCCATACCAGCGGCCACAATGGTAGCGGCTGCGGCAAAGCCCAATGCTGGTCCAATGAATGGTATTGCACTCATAGCGGCAAATGCCTGTGTGGCTGCTTGGTAAGTTGATATAATAGTCTGTGCAATGGCCACTGCCTTCTGTGCTTCAAAGGCTTTCTTGTTGTTCTTGCCTGCTTGCTCTAG